CTTTTCCATTACTTTTCAACCGGAGAGCAAGCTCATCAACGGTGTACTCACTAACTTACTCAGTTAACATTACTCAGTAAATAATTACTCCGTTTGACGGTTTAAAGAAAGGGATCTAAAAAATATACAATAACTTTTGTAGTAAAAGTCAAAATCATTTCTGAGATTATTTTCTCTGCAATTTTAAGTGTTGCTATCCACGTACTTTATTTTGCTTCTAAGCCTAAGAAGGACCTACGTTTTACAGACGTACTACTGTTCGAGCCATTTTACCGGTTGCTCTGACCGCGGTTTCTTGTTTAAATACGCAAACCATTAGCGTCATATACGAGAACTTTCATCGTTCTAGGTAGTGGTTTTCAACTCCACATTTCTTACGAACCCCATAAAAGCCATTTATATGGCTTGGATTAAGACATAACCAGTCATAGTCATGCCAGTCCCAACACAAGTAACAGGTATTGAGACATTGTCAGTTCCTACAGAACTAACATAAAAACTAAACGGAATAGTGAAATCAGTCACCACACCAGTACCCGCATAGTTTGGTGGAACAGCATAAACAGCTACTCCAGTTTTCTGTGGGTTAACAGTAAACGCTGTTAATGTTGTACTAGCGACTGTAATCTCTCCACTTACTAAGTAATTTCCAGTTGGTAAAGTGAAAGTACCAGCTACATTTGCAACAGCCAAACCATTAGTGATTTGTGTTGCAGGGAATATAGCCTGTGCTACTCCACTAGTTAATGCTTGTGAGCTACTTGATTGAAAGGCTGCCACTTGATTGTTCATCGGTGGACCAACAGACGCTTCCAAAACCGGAATATAAACATCACATTTATAACGAACATGGAGTTCACCAATGCTCGTTGAGGGACTTGTTAAACCCTGTGTTGAAACAAATAAATTTCCAACATCATAAGTCTTTATATCCGCTCCACCTGGTAAACCAGCTGGACGAATATAATGACCATCGTTCAATTTGTTCAAATACTTCGGTGGAACGATTAACCGAATGTTTTCAGATGGCATACCATCAGAATGAGGATCTGTGTCCTCAACTTGTTGTTTTGTGGTTGGAGGTCCATCCGCCGCATCAAAATCAACAGACAACATGATTTTTCCAGTCGTTCCCGCAGTGGCGAACTCTGAAACTTCACGTTTAAAATAAAATTCAAGATAAGTAAATTTATACTTCTCAAAATTATTCTTCACAACACCGGAAGCCCATGGGAAGGTTCCTCCTTGTCCAATATTAATTGGATAAGTGGTTGTGGCAAAGTTAGCAGTTGCTTGTCCTGTAACTTCTCCTATATACTCGTCTTCTTCTATACACATTTTCTTCCTATTAGTAGTTTGATTTCGAGTACCACCTTTTCCAGTAAGTTGACCTCTATTTCTTTGAGGTTTCTTCTTACGTTGCATTCCCTGTGGATTCCTTTTCTCACCAGGGCGCATAGGACCAATGAATTTAACAATTCTTGGAACTTTATTTTGTTTTTTCTTGTTATTTCTAACTCTCTTACGTTTAACTTGTACAACAGACATCGTTTCTTTTTTATTGAGCTTATTAATCTTTACTTCGTCTCTCAATAATTTTTGTTTCTCCATGTGATACTGTTTGGCATAACCAAATTCAGTGGCTAAATCTTCAAATAAGCCTTGTTGTTGGAGAACAACGGTCTTTCCCATATACAGTTCATACAAGGCGGAATCAGTTAAAATTCCACACTTAGCAATGATCCAAGAGGGTTCATCAGCTAAAATTGTATCATATTTCTTAAGTAGCCAGTGAATTAATTCACGACAAAACTTACGAAATGGTAAATCAGTCCACCCTGCGAGCAACATTGCTGTTGTACGTTGTAAAGTAGTGGCTGGAGTTCTCTTTTTGTGTGGTGAATACAAAAGAGAAGTCATGAGTTTCGTTCTATCATAAACTGGTATTGCTTTACCATCCAGAAACACAGTATGTGCTGATAGAAAATCAAGCTCTTCTGGAGAGCGTGGTTCAAGGGAGTCAGTGGTTGTTGTAACACCAATCTGCTTCCAACATTCTATAACAGTTGAACCATTATAAAACTCATGAGCATAATCTGACACGGTCCAAGTGTTGTCGTCTCCAACAAGCGCTTTGGCAGTATTATCTTCGAACTCTGTGTAAGAGGTTTCGGCATTTGGACATTTTCTAATCCAAGCATAAGCCATTAATGTATACAAAACTAACGTGTTGTCATTAATAGTGTTCATTGAGCCAGATGGATTTCCAGCTAACTTCATGACCATAACTCCTTCAGGTGTGATCACGAGTGTATTAATTAAGTTCCGATAGATTATTTTCAATCTAACGAGATTTTCTGGAGTTCGATCTTCTTCCCGCAACATTTTCCATCGCAGTTGAGCACAACCCCACATCATATACGCACGCAATGAAGAATCATATTCTGACTCATCAAGAGCATAGCCTTTTTCAAAGGCACTTAATTTGTGAAACAAGCGGTTCCAATTTCCTTCGTAGGGACTCATACCCACAGCGGAGGAGGAACACAAATAACTTGCATTCATCTTTTCATTCATATCTGCAAATAAACGATTTCCGTGTATCGTAATATCTGTAGCCATCGCCATAAAAGTTCGAATCTTATTCGCTTTTATTTTGACAGTAGGACGAATTTCTTCTTTCAAGGAACTCGTACTAGGACTTGTCCATAAAGGATCTGTCGCTAATCGCTCCCAATCATCATTTATCCAATCAACAAATGATGCATCAGTTTCCAACAACTCTCGTTTAGTTGGAT